TGGATAAGGTGACAGCATGAAAAAAGTAACAATTTACGCAAGCGAGGTTGTTTTATACGCCCATGAGGTAGAGGTAGCCGATGACGCTACGTATGACGATGCAGTAGAAGCGTTCTACGCACTGCCCGAGATACAGGCAGGGGCGTTTGAATCAACCGAGAGCGAATCATTCCAAATTGACAGAATAGAGGGGGTTTAACCATGCCTAAATTTAAGATTCAAGCTAGTTATATAACCTATTTAAGCGTTGAGATTGAAACCGAAACCATGGACGAGGCTAAGGATATTGCCTACAACTTAGACGGGGGCGATTTTAAAGAGGATGACGGCTACGGCGATTTTAATATTGATGACATCAGACAATTAGACGAGGTGACAGCATGATAAACAAACAATTCACACAGACAGAGCTAGACGCTTTGTATGACTGTATCGTGTATTTGATGGAATGCGAGCAGACGCACTATGAGGAATGCTTACAAGATAACGAGGAAAGCACCTCAGAAAATCACATTTATTTAAAAGCGGTTGAGGCATTCAACGCATTAAACAGAAAGGCGGTGTAATTATGAACTTTGAACAATGGGCAGAACACTACAAACCAATCAACAACCACTTAGACGCTAACGCCTCATTTCAGAACGAGGCAGGGCAGGGCATTATGTTTGAAACCTACGGGGCAGAGCTTGAGTATGTTAAATCAATCGACCCTAAGTATGTATGGACTTATGGTGAAGAGGATGGGGGCTACATCGTGGCAGGTAGGCGGTTCGTAAACAGGCTTGGCTACTTCGTTTGTGCAGTGCCTCACGATGGGGACGAATACGAAACGATTGAGCTAGAAGAGGCATACGATGATGAAGAGGTGACAGAATGATGTATAAAATTTATAACCACAATAACACCTTGATTGGTGAGTTCGCCAACCCTGCCGAAGCGTTAAAAGAGGCGCTGTTCTACCGCCATCAAACAGGCAACCCTGCCTATGTTGAGCAGGACGATTACACAGTCATCTGCCCTCATTGCGGTAATGATGCACCGCTAACAGGGTTGATAGGTGCAACTGCTGATGACTGCCCTAAATGCGGTAAGAATGTGTTTGAAAGTGAACCCCTATGATTGTATTGATAGGTGCTTTGCTCATCGCCTCAATCTTAATCATACTCTTAGACCTCTAACTAAAAAGCCCCTTGTTCAGGGGCTTTATTTTTACTTCACAGCTACCAGTTTAGGGCTTGGTTGTTCCTCAACCATGCGCCTAATGTCTGACTTCTTGGTGGTTTCATAAATCTCAGGGCAGGCGTATATGTGCTTTTTGCTTGGGTAATCATGCGATGCCAACCTACCGCAATCAATCCAACCTGCCTCTTTGAGGGCGTGTAGCAGAGCCTGTTGAGGCACTTTGACCCCACTAGGTGCTGTGCCTGCCAAGCGGTCACAGAGGCTATGGAATGGTGAGCCAACCACGCCCTTTGAGAACTCGCCAACACGATTCTTGAGCATCTCAACGAGGTAACTTTCTGCCATGCTCATACCATGCTCGACTAGGTTAGCCTTAAACTCGGTAAACATCGGCGGTGCAGATGGGTTGAACTTAGACACGTCACGAGCATAGAACCACTTGGCAATCGAGGCGAAACCGCCTGACTTATACCAAGTCCACATTTTCTGAGCGACAGACGCATCCATTCGAGGTGCAGTGCTCCACACGCAGAACCAACGTCTATCCTGAGTAGCCAACGAAATAGGCACAGGGTCGTTACTAAACGCCAAAACAAACAGGCGATTCACCATCTGATAGGGGTGCAGACCCTTGCGGTTAATAGGCAACATCTCAGGGGGCGCAGCGATGATAGGCTTGAGTTTGTTCGCCAACGCTCTGCGCTCTTTGGCATCAGGTTCTTTTAATTCGTTAATCAACAGGACTTCAGACTCGAGTTGGTAGCCCCACTGAGAATGAACAGAGTCGTTATCCATGATACCTCTGTTTTTCAGGTGGTCGCCACAGACAGACCAAATGAATGGCGCCCAAAAGGTGTCTTTGCCTGAGCCTTCGTCACCTGCGTGTAAAACAGCATGGTTAATCTTAATCTCAGGGTGTTGCACCTTGAAGGCCATCATATTGAACAGGTGATTCAACTCAGATTCGTCAGGAACTAAGGTTTTGCAATGGTCAAGCCACATAGACACGTCACCAGCAGGGGCATCGGATACGTCAGGACGAGCGTCACGCCAACGATTACCAAACACGTCACCATCACGAGCAACAAGCATAGAGTCACCTGCGGCGTAGGTGATACCAACCAAAGCCTTGGCGCCCATGGCCTGTCTATTCTCATCAAAGCAAACAGACGGCAGGATACGCTGACCACTGTGAATGGACTTGCATTCGATGTGACGGAACAAAGCGTTAAAAGTATTGCGACTAATCTCACGTCTATCCACGAGGTCAAAGTAGGCCTCATCGTCTTGGATATAAGCGAAACGCTCATACCACTGAGCCTTCTCAACACGCCCTAGTTCTTTGCGCTCTACCTCAGCGATGCGAGCGTTAGCATCATCTGAGAACATATCGGTTGGGGTCAGCTTGGATAGCGTCTGCTCCATCACAGAGGCGAGCAACTCATCACGCAGGCCATGCTGAACCTCAGGGCCACCGTTCTCAGCGACCCACTTCAAAAACGTGTTAGAGTCTAAATCAACACAGTGTGAGTGCAAGCAACAGAATGAACGATCAAGTGGCTTGTAGCGTGCCTCAGGGTTGCCATCGGTATGCTCTGCGTTGTTAGGACAAACGACCCCCATCCAGCCCTCACCATTAGGTGCAGACAGCACCATACCGTTGTCGTTCATCCACGTGACCACTGCGTCCTTGCCAGTGTCGGCTAAACGAATCACAGGGCTAGTAGCCGTGTCACTCTCAGCAGGTGTCACATCAAGAGCCTCACAGATTTGGTCTAGGGTGTACTCACGGGTAGGATGGAACTCAACCAAGCGAGCCTCGAAGTTGTTACGTCCGGGCTTGAGATTGACTGAGCCGGGCAGCCGCACGTTGCGCACTGCGTTGGTAGCGCCTGCATCGGTGTAGCCTGCTTGAGCAATAGCCTTGACTGCAGCCGTGAAGTCGCCCTTGTTTGGTTGCTCACTGAATGCGTAACCCCATTGGAAGTTGCCCTCAGACGTTTCGAGAATCCATGTCGGTTCAAGCGGTGGAATCTTAGACTTGGTGCCGATGTCGTCTAACATCATAAACAAGACGTACTCGCAGTTGGCAGCAGAGGCGCTGACCTTACCATCTTGGAAGCGGTCAACGATAAAGCTGGCAGTGTTCACGTACCAAGCCTCACCTTTCTTAATCTTGGTGCTTGGCAAGAACGCAGGCCATGTGCACTTGATAGCGCCATCAGCATGGAACTGTAGCTCACCATCCTTTAGGACAGGCTTTTGACGTACAACAAGGGCAGTTTCACCCTCTGGTGCTAGTTTTGTGATATATTCTATGAAATTCATTTGTTATCCTCTGTTGTTGATTAGCCCCTAGCACTCACTAGGGGCTTTTTTTTACTTACCGTACCGTGTCATGGTCTGTACTTCAATGTTCATTGGGATGCCATTAGCCCACTCAGGCGTTGAACACATGACACGCTCCATTTCTTTTGTTGCAAATTCAGGGTCGCTGGTTTCAATAACTATCTCGTCGTGGACGTGTAAGACCACATCATCGAGATGGCGCAGACTGTAACGTAACAGATCGTTAGCCACGGCTTGAGTGATGTTCTCACAAGCCAATCCTTTCCATAATCTAGCTCTTGGCCACTCTTTAGCATCGGCTGCTGGCTTCCATGAGGCTTTGGCATAAGTCACTCCATCTGCGTCTAATTTGGCGAATGGATAGCATAGCACACGACCACTCGGAAGTGCGTACCATAGGTGTAAACCATCATACAAATAGGTCACACGACCTGCGCCAAACTCATGGCCTTTGTTGCGCATCGCCCGTGTATAGGCGCTCTCAAGGTTCTGCCAGTAGGGAACCGCCCATGAGTTAGCCAGGCGCCAGCCATTAACCATGCGCTTGGCTTCAGCCTCAGGCAATAGGATGCCATAAGCTCGACCCATCGCAGCAAAGGCGCCCACACCACCTGCAAATCCGCAAGCAAGCTCTTGAACCTTACCAATCTGACGTTGGTCGCCATTGACAGCCTCAACAGGCACATGGAACGTGGCAGATGCGTTGACCTTGTAGACATCTTCGCCTTGGCGGAACAACTCTAGCTTACGCTCTCCTGCTTCGCAGTTGGATAACCAAGGGTTTACCCTAGCCTCAATCGCAGCCCAGTCAGCAACGACTAATGATTTTCCCCGTTCGGGTATGAGTGAGGGACGTAGCATTCCTTTGAGGACGTCCGTAACGCGTCGTCCGTAGGTCGGCACGATTGCGTGACTTCTAACCATAGCGTGTCTAACGCTTTCAGGATCTTTGGCACACTTTCGTGTGAAGTTGTGTACTTGCGCTCCATAGCTTGAAGCACGTCCAGTGGCACTTCCACCAGCAAAGACAAATGCTCCTCTAACTCTTGAATCTTCTTCATCTGCTAACTCCGCTAATCTCTTGAATTTTGCAACACTAGACGCCCATAGGTCGTCCGCACATTGGATAACATCTGCAACTTCCGCCGGTATTTCATCGGGGTTTTCATCAGCAAGAATAAGTAGGTTAGCTCGAACTGTTTTGTCGATTGAATATTTCTTCTCGCCATCTTTGTAGCTCTCCATCAGTTTCTTGGCTTGGTCGCCCACACGGGCAAGCACCCATTCTCTCATGCGAGGACTGCGTACGGAAGTGATTTCACCCTCAGTAATCTCAGCCACGAGGTTCTCAATCTCAGCCAACTCCTCGCCTGCGTAGCGCACGGCTGCCTCAGCCAAGGGTTTGTCGAGCAATACACCGCGGTCATTGATGCGCTCGCTGACGTGGTAATCAAGCAACTCCTCGTTGGATAGCTCACGCATGGCCAATGAGATGGCTCGCATGGCACGAACGTCTTGTTCGCAATAGGCGACCATCTCAGCCATTAGGTCAGGGTCGGTGTTAAACGTGCCATCAGCCTTAGGGATGGATAGCAGGCGTATCAACTGTGAGCCACGGTGATCCTTCTTCATGGACACCGAAGCAAAACGACCCACATCGTCAAGCGAACCAGGCGCGCAATTAGCACGGGCTTGCGTGGCGGTGCAGTAGAACTGCTCTAGGTTGTAATTGATTTGGAGCACGTACCAGAAAATAAGTCGCTCAAAGGCTGCGTTGTGCGCCCTGATTTGACCCTTGTGGTTACGTACTGCATCAGGAAAAGGTTGATCAGGTGTCCAAGTCTGGACATCCTCATCGTCAAAGGCATAGCTCATGCAGAGCACATCGGTGCTACCGTCTTGAGCGTAGTTGTAGACGCCGCGACTAGGTAAGTCGCAACGGCTACGGGTTTCAAAGTCTAACCAAAGAATCATTCTTTTATCTCAACAAAGCTATAGAACCATTCATCTTTGGCAGTCCACTTGGCGTGGTTTTCTACACTGTAGACTTCAGTTGGTATCTTGAAGTCAGGGGTTTTAAGTACGGCAGGTACAAGAGATACATCGTACCAAAGACACCTGTTGTTAGGCTGACAAGCAAATTGGCCATTGTCTAGCTTAATAAAATTGTATGACTTGTGCTCCTCGACACCTTCGCTAAAGCTGGTGTCAATGCGGTTAGCATCAGGGCTGGCAAAGTCAATGGTGAACAAGTAGTTACCAAAGTGAAACTGCTTACCCTTACCAAAATACTTAACCTTTAAACCGCGCAAATTGGACTTCTCAATCACCGCCATGTCGTAAGACAAGCAGTCCCATATCTGCAAATGGTCCAATGGTAGCGGATCAGTTACTTCTTTCCATACGTAGGCGTGAATAGGCAATTTGTCGTACAGCGCGCCGTAGTTGGTCAACATAGACTCAATACGAAACGCTTGACCTTTGATAGCCTTGGCCGTCATCCATACGCAAGGCTCTAACTCACCGTGACCTTGTTCGTGGTTATACAAGAACTCTTTACGTACAAAGCATTTGACCGGTGGTATGTTAGCTACTAAAAAACTCATTGTTGTCCTTTACTTTACTGTAGGCGGGGCTACTCGCTGCAGTGGCGCTAGAGTCGGTAGCCTGTTTGCAGCCACCATCCGCTTTCACCCCTATTGGTTAACTACGACGGCGACGTGTTGATGCAGGCGCAGCTTCTTCAGCTTGCGGTGCTTCAATCTTAGGCGCATCCGCAGGCGCGGCTTCCACATCCATCGTCACCCATTCTTGGATGTCAAATACTGGCGTGAAAATGCGACCATAGGACTTGTGCGTGTAATGCTCTTTCTTGAGTAGCACCACTGGTACTGGCTTGGTTTGATCCTTCTCTACTTGCGTAGCGATGGCCACAGCCAGGGCTTGAACAGAACGCTTACCGCCAACCGAAGTTGTTGTATAGCGTGCTTCCATGCCCTTATCTTCACCTGAGATGCACTTCAAAGATAGACCAACCTGTGACTCCCAACCTTTCTTAGCGTTAGGTGGCGCAGCGTCTAGCTCAGGCAAAGGTTGTGATACAGATACCATCTTTTCACCAAGAACTTCACCATCACCCCATGCAATAAAACCATGCACGAATGAGAATGGATTGACCGCCCAAAGGCTGTCGTCCTCGATTTCTGTTTGATCTGCACCGAACACCCAGTGACCTGTCTTATCCATCTTGATGATAACGACACCCATAGGGCCGATTTCAGTTTCAATGGAGCGCAAGGCTGTTGTTAATGATGCTACTGAAGGTAAGTTACCTGAACCGAAAGTTACTAAATTTGACATGATTGATTCCTTTATTGAAGTTTAGAGAGGGCTGCGGTCAACTGCTGCCCGATTTGCAACACCGCTGGGCGTGGATCATCCACGGGTGCCAACGTACTACCTGAGCTAATCGCAACTACATGACTAGCGGGTAATTCTTTTTTCGCCTTCTTAAGTATCTTTTCTGCTTGAGCAGGCGACAGTAATTTCTTAGTATACAACTCGTCTTGGCTCATATCCTGAGCTAGTGCTTTGGCTGCCAATTCTTCATCTACCCATTGACGTGTGGCACGTTTAGCAACCAATTTCCATTCTGGCACAATTGCACCAGCCTCTAACATAGTGTGGGCTAGGGCGCGTAAGTCTGTAACCCACTGCTCTAACATATCCGCTTGCTTGAGATAGTGACTGATTTGCATGGCATCAATGTCGCCAATAGCCAGGGCTAAGGCACGGTCTACTGCACCTGTCATGTTAGGACAGACAGGCTTGGCAGCACACCAACGGCAGTGGTCGCCATGACTCAATGGTGCGTCAGGCTTTTGTGCAATTTGCACGGCCATCTTAAGTTGATTTTCAAACGCTTTAATGCGCTCGGGTGTTGTCACCCAGCGACGAATCTCAGGTGGTTGAATAATGATGCACTCAATCTCAGTCACACCCTCAAACACCCATTGTGACTCTTTGGTGCGCATGGCTGCAGCTGCGTAAAACATCAACTGTTCGTTTTCTTCAGCCGTAACGGTTACACCGTCACCAAACTTCCAATCCAAGACGATAGCTCTTGACCCAAGACGACCAAGGAGATCGGTACTACCAAACACATCAGGAAGATAATTGCCAAAGCCAACGCGAGTTTCAGTTGCATATTCCATCTCCTTCTTAGGGTCAACTTCATCTAACAAGTCCAAGGCTGGAAACAGCTTGTCCTCTAGTAATTCTTTGGTAAACACCACGTCGTTGTACTTAGTGCCTAAGAACTCAATAGGCGCTTTGTCTGTTTCAAGCACTTCGGAAATAATGTTATGTAATAAGGTGCCTTCGTCTGCGTATTTGCTACTTGGCTTTGGTGGCATTGTGTCGCATAGAGCAACTGAGCCTGGGCAAGCAATCACACGCTTGGCTGTTGAACCGCCGACAACTCGGCTGTGGGCTGTAACTATGGTCATTTAATTTCCTTTACTTTATTGATTGAGATTCCACTGTAGCACAAAAATAATTGTTGTGCAATTTATTTTTAATGTGTTATATTCTTTTACACAAACAGGAGAATACACTATGTTAGAAAAAGAAGTAGAAAAATATTTTATCTGGGCGGTTAAGACCCTTGGCGGCATCACGTACAAGTTTCGCAGCCCTACACAGCGCGGCGTGACAGACCGTATAGTTTGCTTACCCAATGGCCGCACATGGTTCGTGGAGTTGAAAACAGAAGGCGGTAAGTTGAGTGCGCTGCAACAAATTCATGCTCACAATCTTAAAACTTTGAATCAAAACTACGCTTGTTTATGGTCTAAAGAGCACATTGACACTTGGATGAAAAACGCATGAAATTACGTGATTACCAAGAAAAGGCTGCCGACTTCTTGTATGAGCATGACCGCGCTATGATCTTAGCGCCTGTTGGCGCAGGCAAGACGGCTATTACCCTTACAGCTATGTCCGATATGTTGCGTTGCGGTCTTGTCAAGCGTTGGCTAGTGTTAGCCCCTAAGCGTGTCTGCACAGATGTGTGGCCTGTAGAGCAACCTAAGTGGACGTCTGAGATGCCATTAGCCGTTGCAGTTGGTACGCCAGCGCAGCGCCTACACGCTTTGATGTCTGATATGCCTGTGGTTGTGACCAACTACGACAACATACAATGGTTAGCCACGCAAGACCTGAACTTTGATGGCATCGTGTTTGACGAGTTGACTAGACTTAAGAACTCATCTGGACTGCGCTTCAAAGCCCTGTCTAAGGTGATTGACAAGATTAAGGTGCGTTGGGGCTTGACTGGCTCGTTTACCAGCAATGGCCTTGAGGATGTGTTTGGTCAATGTAAGATCGTGGATCAGAGCCTGCTAGGTCGTGCTAAGGGCGCGTTCATGCAGCAGTATTTTGTTCTTGTTAACAAGGATTTTGGCGAATGGGCGCCACGTGTAGGCTCACTAGAGGCGGTTATGAAAGAGATTAAACCAGCAACATTCCTGCTAGACGCAGGCGAATACAAGGACAAGCTGCCACCATGCCACGTGGTTGAGATGAAATGTGATTTAAATGACCGAGCACCCTACGAAAAGATGAAGAAGGACTTTGTTGTAGAGTTTGGTTCTGAGCAGATTACGGCAGTCAACGCAGGCGTGGTAACAGGCAAGTTACAGCAGATGTCGTCAGGCTTCGTTTACAACACCGAAACAACTGCATCGGACACGCTAGGCAAGTTCAACGTATCCAATACGCCTGTGTGGTTTAGCCATCATAAGTTTGAATTGTTAGACGAGTTGCTTGAGGAAAACCAACACGCCAACACCATCATCGTTTACAACTACGTAGAGGAACTGGCTGAACTCAAGCGCCGTTACCCACACGCCCAGACGATCAACGACACCAAGGCCATTGAGCGTTGGAATGATGGCAAGATTGAGCTACTGCTTATTCATCCTAAGTCAGCCGGTCATGGCTTGAACTTACAGCATGGCGGTTGCAAGATGGTTTTTGTTTCCTTGCCTTGGAGCTTGGAACTGTACGAACAAACCGTTGGACGTTTGCACCGATCAGGGCAGACGCACGACGTTTGGGTTTATCTATTGATAACAAATAAAACCATAGATGAACGCATTTGGGGCGCCCTGAAGGACAAAAGGGCCATATCTGACATAGCACTAGAGGAATTGAAATGAGCGACTTAATTGAAAGAGCCAAGCAAATGGCTGATGACATTGACGAATACGCACCAGACACGAACATCGCACACATGATCCGTGACTTGGTTTTAGAAATTGAAATATTAGAAAGGAAATTAAATGACAAATTTATCGTGGCGCGCCCTGAATGAGAAGCTGACCAAACTGACCGAAAAAGAAGTCTTAGAGTTGTTAACCGAAGAACGTGAGGGTGAGCAACGTATTTCCGTATTGTCACGCCTACATCAACGTTATACGATTCTAAGGGCTATTCGTGAACGTGCTGAGATACTCAAGAAGCCGTTGGAATTGCAAGCTAAGATTGAAATGCTAAAGAGAGCCAAATAATGACCGACTTTAGTACCTGGAGCCACGCTAATTTGGTAAAGTTCGCTAACGATAGCAATCAAGAACTGTTGTTTTTACGCAACGATTTACGTGTCGCTATTGACGCATATAGAACTTTATTGAAAGAAACGCATGAACAGAATTTGCACCAACTGCCGATTGAGCAGCTACAACCAAACGGGCAGGCGCATTACCAGCCTGGATGGCCTCACTTACAAGTGGATTTGCTTTAATTGCAAAGAACTAAGGAGAGAACGTGAAGAACAACGACAGAGATTTAATGAAACAAATGATTAAGGCAGGTAGATTTAGCGCCGTGTTTGATTTTATGCCTACCATGATTGACGCTGACGCTAAGGACATTGTTAATACGATGGGTAGTAAATGGTGTTGCCACCCAGACAACAAGGTAAAACGGTTAGACGTGCCATTAGATATTCTTAAAAGCCATCAATCTAAGGTGCTAAAGAAAAAATGAGCAAGACCGCCATCATTACCTTGTACGCAGTAGTCTTTATTGTTAGCGTTGTGTTTGTGTACGGCAAAGGTTATTACCAAGGTCGTAACTCACAAATAACTTACGAGTCCGCCCTAGATATAGCCAAAAGCCAATTTACTTGCAAAATGGAGTCAAAATGAAAACTTGCCCACCTTGTCATGGTGACTGTCGTCAAGGCAGAGATTGCCCTGCCAACTCTACGGCTTCAGACCTTAATCGCTCAACGCGAGCAGTCCAACCTTTACCAAAGGTAGCAAACGTAGGCAAGCCAGCTAAGAAGGCTTGGCGGCTGTCACAGTACCCGTTGATCAAGTCAATCAAGGCTTGGTTTTTAAACTGATTGATTGCAGCCAAGGTTTTGTCGCCAATAGCGCCATCTGCTGCCACGCCTACGTATGTCTGCAATAGCTTGATGGCTCGCCTTGGGCCAGAGTTGACTGCGGTATCAAACACGCACAAGTCCAAGCCAGCAGGCAAGTCAGAACAACGAGTAGCGTTCCAATACTTTCGCTGATATAGTGGGGTCACGTCGGCTGCGACGAGGGCTTTCATTTGCTTTTCATCCACAGAATGACCCACCCATTCTTCCCAAACACGCTTGGTCACGCCCAAATTAGTCATACCGCCTGGATCAGCGGGGTGATTGACGTAGCCACCTTCTTCTTTAAGCGTATGCGCCAAAGCACGGTCTAGGTTCTCAATCATTTTTCTTAGCCTTCATATCCATAATTTTCTCTAGCGTGCGACCACCAAAATAAAAACTCATTATTAGCATACCCCATTGACCTAGTAGCTCAACATAAGGTTGATGCACATTTAGTTCAAACGCACTACCAATACCAAAAATTGTATATACAATCAAAATAAAGATAAGCGTTCCAGGTCTGATGTTTTTAGATAGCCAGCTATCGCTAGCCATATCAGCCTCATGGCGTTTGGTCAGTTCTTGGTTCTCAATGTTATCAGCGTTAAGTTCAGCCAAACGACCTTCTTGTTGCATCTGCAATAGCTCTTTTTGAGCTTTGGCTTTAGCTTCGGGATCAGGAATGAACTTATCTAGCACTTTCATGCCGACATCGAGTAGGGCTGCAATAGGTAGCATATTATTTCCTCATTAACATTGATGATGCGATTATTAACATAGTTTCTGGGGTTTCTGGTTGCTCTTTCCACCCTACTGTAATTTGACCTATAAACTTGTTAGTGTCAGGGGGTACAGATACTCGGCAAGTGTAGTTAATACCTATGGCTTTGTACCATAGTCCTATTTCAGATTGAGCTTTTTTGTATTCGCCGCAGGGTATCTCATTAGCCATTAACTTAATGATGTCGTTATTGTTAGATAGATTGGCAGTAAAAAGACCGACATCGTACCCATCAAACTCTTTATATCGCTTATCAGGTTGGTAGGCTCGCTCTACAATACGACGACCTAACAACGGATTGACTGAAAAGATAACAACTAGGTCAGCGTTTGTACCCTTGAATATGACCTTGGCAGCATCGTCATACCGAGCAGAGTTCATGGTTGGTAGTTGTTTGGACTTGGTGTAAGCATCAAGCATCAAACCTTGATTTTGCCAAACAAAGTAACCTGCAAACGTCAGAACCGCCATCAATACCACCGCAAACAGCCTAAACGGACTGCTGACATAGGCTAGTATCTGCGGTAGCAGGTCTTTCATTTATTCTCTTTGTCGTCCAATTTTTTAAAAATAAGACCAAGGGTTTTATCCACGTTAGCAAAACCTGCCTTCATGTCCTCTTTAATTTCTTTAACCGCATCTTTAAAGTCGTCACGGCGCACATAGACTTCTGGCAGATCACGCTCAATCTGACGAATGTCTTTCTTTAGGTCTTGGATAGCATCCCAAACCACTTTAAGAACCCACCCAAAAGCTGCGCCAGCACCGGCAAACACCCAGTTTATAAGAGATTGATCCATTATTTTGCCAATGCATTTTTGTTTGTTCTACTAAGTTCACCTGCTTGCTCCGTTAATAACATATTACGAATAGCATCATCAGATAGCCCTTGAGCCAACCCACTAAAGCGGTCATACCTCGGTGCGATGCGGCGTTGACCTGCTTGAGATAGCATATAGTTTCTCATGGCAGCAGACGTTATTTCAGGCGCAACTGAACCAACCATAGCACCTAAACCACCGCCTGTCATACCGCCTATACCTGCACCTAATACGCCGCTAAAACTACGCCCTAGCATAGTACCTGCGCCTGGCGTACCAATTGAACTAGGTGCTTGGCTAACTCTAGGAAACACGTTAGCAAACTCGGCAATCGTTTTAAGTTCGCCCGTCATGTATTTACCGCTTTGTAGGTCACGTGCCAATGTTTTAGCGTTGACGCTACCCGCGCCTTCACGAATAGCATCTTCAAGAGTGTGGCTAATAGCCATACGTTGACGTGATAACTTAAATTGCTCAAGTAAAGTGTGTGCGTCAGGGCGTTTTGCAGCTACTAACGAACGTTCAATTTGATTTTCTAACGCGTTAGCAATGTCAAGTTGCGCTTTAGCCAAGGCATTTTCACCTTTGTTAAAGTTTGCGCTTGCTTGGTCACGTAGAGTACGTGTGACGTTTACAGCGTCGCCTGCGTCAAACTTATCAACCAAATACTTATTGATTGTTTTGCCTACTTCATCAGGCACTGCGCCAGGGAACGATTTAGACGGCCCTGTGTAAATACTTTCAATTTTTGATAAGTCATCAACATATTGAGCATCAGCAGCAATTTCGCCTACTTTTTTAAGAGGCTCGTAACCTTTAGCGTATTCAGCTTTACGAATTGTTGCCATTGTGTCAGATGTTAACGGCGCTGTTTCGTCAATACCGACGGCTTTTCTAGCTAGTTTATCTGTAACAGATTGGTTTTTTATGGACGCTAATTGTTCTAAATGACTCTTACCTGCGATACGCTCCGCAAGAATGTTTTTACCTGTAGGTGTTAAGCTACCTGGTGTTATTACATACCCCGCAGATTGTGCGGATGCTACGTTAGCATCACGAACAGCGTTCAGTTGTTTATCAACAGATTGTTTTGCCAAGCTTTTTTGTGTAACTGCTTGAATAGGCTGAGTAACAACAGCTAAAGGATTGGTTGCTGTAGCAGCTTTAGTTAAAACACCAGACGCAGTAGGCGCCACTTTAGCCGTAGCTAACGCACCGCCAGATAGCAGTGTTGATAGGTCAGCCGCAGTGCCTACTGGATCTTCTGAAAATGTGCGCTTGATGGCGTCTAAACTACCGTATCTATCAGCGTACATACCGCCCACACGTTTAGCTAAAGTAATAGATTGCTTAACTTTCTCTGGGTCGTTGGCGATACCAATTACGTAGTTTTGCGCATCTTCAGGAAGCATCGCTAAAGCACCGCCACCAACGGTTTGGCCTAAAGCTTTAACTGTTTGAACTGGACTTGTAACCGCTTCATAAAGATTAGTAGCAAACTGTCCTGCGCTTCTAGGAACGTTTTTTAACGTCTTTAAAAGGTAGTCATGCGGGTGTGAAATTTGAGCGCGTGATGGTTCAGCAGCAACGTTTTGCCTACCAACGGGCGCGTCCCAAGAAATAGTTTCTTCAGCGACAGGTGATGCTTGTTTTGCAGGCGCTTTAGCTGGTGCAGGGGTGTCCCAAGCAATCTGTTCTGTGGCCATTATTTGTACTCCCTAGTGCCGTCCGTATATTCAATAATTGTTTTACCTCGGTTAGGGCCACTTGTAACCTTGCCTTGTCGAGCAACTTCTTTACCTGCAGGCGTTGCTGGAGCCACACCATATTTCTTTAACTCAGGGCGGTCAAATAAAGACTTACCGCCATCACCTGAATACCACGCATCTTCAGCGCCGTCATACGTTTTGTTTTTCTTCCACCAACTATCGTAGAAATTACGTTGCTCAACATCACGTTTAAGTTGTGCTTTAGCCACATCAAGAATAAATCTGTTAGCTGCTTTGGTGTTACCAAGTTGCGCGCCAGTTTGTGTAATACGCTGGGCGTCAGCTTCTGTTTGAGGGCCTTTTTGTTCTAACTGACGTTGTAAAACAGTTTCGTTAGCTTTAGCTTTAAATATTTGAGCGTCAGTAGCAAAATTTTCCGCATCTTTAACACCCAGAGCACCAAGAACACTAGCTGCGCCTTTTTGCACTTCTGTACTAAATCCAGTATCAAACCCTTTATCTAAAAGATTTATATTGGTTTCAATAGCAGGCAATGTTCTTGCAGCCACTTTAGCGGCGTTAGATACGCCTTTATAGTCTTCAACAAGAAACTTACCGCGCTCAGTTTGCTCTGCTTTTTCTTGGCTTGGCAACACAACTTGCGTTGCTCCAGCACGTCTTTGTTTAAGCTGAAATTCAGCAAACCCAGGATCTTTTTGGCTATATTTATATTCTCTAATTGCAGATGTAGGTTCTAAGCTAGTAAGTTGTTTTTGCAACATATCCGCTGTTTTTAAAGCTTGAGGGCTACCTAATCTAATTAAACCGTTAATTTGTGTTTTTAACTTTTCTGCTTCATCAGACATACCTTGGTCTACTAAAGCATTAGCTGGCGCAACAGGTGCATTTGCGGTCAAAGCATTTACAGGTGTGGCTACAGGTGCGCTCCCTGCAGGGGCTGTCATTGCGGGCGCTCTGCCTGCAGATGGTGGGGCCATGTCGTAGCCCATAATCTGCGCAAACTGTTTTTGCTCTTGTAATTTAGCTTTACCTTCAAGACCTTTAGATACGTAGTCAGGATTGCCTGTCTTGATCATTGTGTCAAACACAAAATCTAAGTCAGGGTTTTGACCCTTGTCAGCTAACTGTTTTTGAAAGTCCAACATAATCTTACGTTCGTTGGTCAGACGCTCTAGCTCAAACTTACTCGCTTGAGATTGCATACGCTTTTGTTGCTGACCTGCGTAGTCTGATAACTCAGGGTTGATGATACCAAAATTAACTAATCCGTTTGCCATGACTATTCCTTATCGATTTAATAATTCAGGCTCTGAACCAAACAAATTGTCAAACCCACCAGACTTATAGAAATCATACCCTTGGCCTAACGCATTAGCGTAATTGCCAAACTGTTGGGCGCGGATGTTACCCATTGCTAGTTGAGCACCAGCTTGGTTAGCTCCGCCCGCCATAGCTAGATTACCTGCGTTGGCACCATATTGGCCTGCCGCATTAGCTAGTGCGTTTGATGATGTTTGCGCTACGCCCGCCAAACTAGCGTAAGGATTAAGCGTATTTGCGCGAGATGTTTGGTAGCGATTGAACGCGTTTTGGTATTCTTGTGATGCTAGACCTTGGCCGTATTGCTGAATGCCTTTTAACGCAGCACCTGACAACAAACCACCTCTTGCAGCAGCAGAACGCTCAAGGCCTTTCATGCCTTCAGCCATTCTGAATGCGTAACCTGGGTCTTGATTAGCTAAAAAGTTAGCGGGGGTAAACTCAGCCGACGCGTACTTTCCGTAACCTTGCGCGCCTTGCGCGCCGCCTATGCCTAATAGTTCTAACAGTCGGTTTTGTCCTGATAAGCCAGCTTCTCTAAACGGTGCTTGAAGCTCAATCTGCTTATCAAACATCTGCTTTTGCAGGTCGGCTGCATAGCGTTGTGCCGCAGCGGACGTACCAGCAGCGCTTTCAACGGCTTCGGCTTGCTTACTAGCAGGGCCGAAACCAAAGACGTCTGCAACTGAACTGACTATATCACCCATAGCTTTTTCTCCAATACTATTCTGTGCTTCTCTCTACCAACTTCTTCAAACCCAAAAAACTTGGCTAGGCGCAAAGAACGGTCATTACGTTTGTTAATCTTTACAACTGCAACATCGTACGTTTGTGCCATATTAGCAAGGTATTTGTTCACTTCACCCCTAATATTCCACTTTCCTTGTCTTTCAGGAACTACATACACATCAAATCTGTTGCCTACCGCTATAAAAGCGCCGCCGTCAAAAGGCGTAATTTGCGTATTCTTTTCAACCAACCGTTTAGCCCGTTCATCCATTTGCAAATAGTCGTATTTGTATACGGTATCACAAATTATCTTCCAAACATCATCTGGAATTACTTGTTCGGGCTTTTCAGCTATTGTATCCATGTTATTTCATATTAACAATCAATTAGCTTGTAATCTCACGTCCGTTAGCACGAATGTTGATGGATGTGGCTGTACCTGCAAGCGTTGAGATAAACCCGCCTGCCACCAACGCTGCGCCTACTAGCTCTGGAAACGTGTAGGTTTCTGTAGGTTGTAGCGTTTTGGTCTTAACGATTAAGTTAGCGTCGCCTGCTGATCCTGCGGCTGTGACCAAGTTCACGCTGATGGTTGCAGCTGCTGCGCCGTAATTGGTCGCAGTGAACTTGTCGATAATGGTTGTTACGCCATTTGCGGTGTATTGAGTTGTTTGTGAATTTTCAGCGATTTTCGCTGGGATTAAAACCCGTACAGTTACGGTCATATTGATGCTCCTTCGATATTATTTGCAACAGTAAGAATGATAGATGGTATAGCAGGGACAGGTGCAGCAGCAGCAAACGCCGCAATTTCAACGCTAAGAGTGGATACCGAAAACATTATCTCTACGTAATCACCTGATTTTAAGTCAAAAAAGTAATTTAACGAGGAAAAAATTTCATGGTTATTACCTTGAATCTGTATGTAACTAGCGCTGTTGGCTACGTCCACGCCGTTAAGCCTAAACCAAATATAAAAGTCGCCTACGCCGCCGCTAGTCTTATCTAGCTGAAACGAAGTGTCAAAGTTATAGATACCAGGCGTATCAACGTAAACGCGTGAGGTCGGCGTACCAAGGTACACACCGCTACTTAAATCGGTGGTGTTAAAAGTAATGGCTTTAGCCGTGTTAATTACCGTACCAGTCTGCGTGGTGGTGTCATAAAACGACCCGTACCTAGCACGTTTTAGTTGCGGTGTTGTAGGCGGAGCAACTTCCAAGGCTTGCACTTGCTTTTGAAGTTCAGCAATTTGTGACAACAAAGGTGAGTCGTTAGTCTGCGCATCCGTGGCGTTTTGCAAATTTAACACAAACTGGTCGTTGTTTGGCGGTCCAATCTGTAAATCTTCTAATGTTGTTGGATTAGAGCCTGCGCCTGTTAAATCAAACAAATTAAGAAAAAAACGATACCATTCACGCGAAATGTATCCTGTGCGCTCGTCAATTAACGGTACGCGTGGGGCAGGTATTTTGGTGACGTTTAGTGGACTAGCCATTACGCATTGGTTCCATCAACGATTAGTTCAGCACCCATAATAGCAATCTTGACTGGATCAGTACCTGACACCTCATACACACGATCACGCAACTTCAAAGTCATGCCAAGACGACGCCAAAATACTCTAAACCCGTATTCACCGATTCGCCCCATAGTAGACCAATGTTCGTTTGAATAGGTGTGACCACCGTCATCTGACCAACGTAGCATGACTTCTGGGTTTGCACCCTCTACTGTAGGTGGCGAAAATAGTAAAAAATCGCCGCTAGAAGTTACTAGCTGATCTCCGCTAGATGTGTAAAAAAACCATTGCACATTATCTGTGGGATCAATACCGTTCAAACCTACGCCAGATTCGCAGTTAAGTTGTAGGCTATGTTGTGCCGTACGTTTAAGGTTGTTCGTGCCTGATGGTAAAGCTCTCCATGACCGCAACCATTTCTGTGGGGCGCCGTTGTCAGAATAGTATTCTTTATCAAAAGCGTAAATGTTGCCGTTTTCAAAATCACCTACAACAATTTCAGTATTAAAATTCATTTGGCAGTTAGCTCTATGGCGTACAAACAAACCATTAGAAAAGCCTGCTCGTTCATGCCATGACTGAGTAGTAACGTCATACACCCAAGTCTTGCCTGCGCTTGGGAAAGTCAATACATAGAAAAAATGGCCATCTTGTTGGTATGTAAACGCAATAGCATTTGTAATGTCGCCGTAGCTTTGTATTTGCCACTCTAAAGCGTGATTGGACGCTCTAACACCAGTGTAGCCATTTGATCTATAGACCACACCGCTACCGCGCGCGTCTGCGCCTAACCAAAACACGCTGTTGTCTAACTTGGCTACTGAGTAGGGCGCTGCACAACCAAGCTCGTTAGATGCGCCTTGAATACGAGCCAATGGAAAGTCAGGCGTACCTGCGTCGTACCACACTTCAATTGAGTTAGTACCAAACAACCACACCTCACGGTTGGTAACAATAAGGCTAGATAATTGATCCGGGGTACCTTCAGCACTAGCAAAGTCAAGCGGATCAATAGACAGACCATCTAGCAGCGCAGTCACCCATATTTTTTGGCTGTTTGGTTCGTTAAACACAAAGTACCCATCCAAATACGCTACAGTTACTGCACCTGGAAAGTCAGGGTCGGTAATTTGTTGGAATGCGTTAGTCGTGTTGTTGTAAATGTAGCTAGGGCCATTAGCAGCAATAAACAACTGCGTACCATTGTCAGCTATGCTAACAGGGCCTGTGCCTGCTACCGTACCCAGCAACGTTGGCACGTAGCTAGAATTTATTTTGTATAGTTCATTACCTGACACTACAAACGCTGTGTTTGAGTCAGGCTGAAAATCCCATAAACCGCGGATAGGGCCTGTACCGATAGTCGCTAACAAACGTAATCCTGGGGCACGTTGTAGCCACCCTGCAGTCTGCCCCTCGTTAGGGATAGCTTCGGGGTACAAGTTAACCATGCGGTTATCCGCCGCATTAGGGCTGCGAAGTTGGTATGATTGTCCTAGAATAGGTGTTTGCATGACTTACGCTAACACAGCGCCGTTTAGAGAAACAACCCACCAGTCTGTACCGATAAACTGTAAAAGACAACTGTTACCAACCGCGTTAAATGTGATAGTTGATCCGGCACCTAGATTAGTTGGCGTCAATATACCTGTGTCACCGCCTGCAGCTTCAGCCACATAAACAATCATTTTTAATTGCCCTGCAACACCGTCAGCTAAAGTTAACGCATTACCTGTTGCCGTAGATGTAAACGCAGTAGTTAAAGTAGTTAAATTTACCGCGCCTGCGCCTGATAAAGCTTGCACGGCGCCAATAATAGCGTTGCTAAATGTTTGATTACCTGTAAACGTCTGCGCTGCGTCTGTACGGGCAATCGTAGCGCTTGTAGCTGGAAACGTCATAGTAGTGGTGTCAGTACCAGCTAATGTAAGGCTATGATTAACAGTAAACGTTTTACCATCCGCTACTGCTAAAGTAGAGCTAGTGGCAGGCGCTGTGATGGCCATTTTATTAACGCTAGTTGCTGTTGCAACACCTAAAACAGGCGTTACTAGCGTAGGAGTGTTAGCAAACACTAAAGCACCTGTACCTGTTTCGTTTGTCACCGCAATGCGTAAATTATCACTTGATGGTGTAGCTAAGAAAGTTGCAACGCCTGCGCCAAGACCGCTAACCCCCGTAGATACTGGTAACCCCGTACAATTAGTTAAAGTACCTGATTGAGGTGTTCCAAGAATAGGCGTAATTAACGTAGCATTAGTTAAAAAGACCGTTTTGGTCATTTGTTTAGTAACGCCGCCTTGTTCTACTGGCAATAAGTCTGTACCTGCAGATGATGACGCGACGGGGAGTTGGGGTATGGTTACGTTTGCCATATTTAATCCTAGAAGTTACCGCTAAAGATGTTAAAGCGCTGACGAGTTGCCACAATAGCGTAAGGTAACGCCATGATGTCGTCAGGGTTGTTAATGCGTTTCAAGTTACGTTTAGATGTCATTGCAATGCGTGACACCTGTGGATTTGGCTGAATACCGAACTCGGCTGCAATCTCAAGCGCTAAGTTGTACTTAAACGCTCTCAAGTAGCCAGGTGGCATGGTGATGTCAGTGGACAAGCTAGGTACATTAACGATTGGCTCAACCGATATGAAGTGGAACTCCAATATTTTAGTTGGCACTGGGTACACGTAAATCTCAATGTCAGGGTAGGTCATATTGACCCACATTACCTGTGGATATGTAGATGTCACTGTTTTAACAGCGATACCGTTGTATTGTTGTTGATTGATGAGCTTGATACCAAACGAGATGTTGTTCGCTGGATCACGGAAGTACGTTGCGTCGTCTACCAAAATAGGGCGTTGTCCAACAAACGACCCTGTAGGGCCTAGCGTGTTGGATATTTGATTAGGAAGCCAGCTTTTTACTTGGTCTTGAGTTGCATAAACAGACAAACGCTCAGTATTCCATGAGTCAATCATTTGATTGAGCGCAGTCAAAGCGTCTTGTGACGTTGCTGCGGAAGGCGTTTCACCCTCGGCTAACACACCTAGTAAGCGCAACGCGCCGTTAATTTGGTCATTTGCCGTGGTCATGGCCTACTCCTTATGCTGATTTGCGTCGTGTCTTTGGTTTCAAGGTATTAACTACTTCGACGACAGACTCAGGCTGTTCTTCGACCACTTCAACTACGGGAGTTGGCGTGTCAATAGTATAGCGTGTCCAGCCGTTTTGTTCATCATTTTCGGCTTCTTGTTCCATGTTGGCAACTTTAGTACCGTGATCTGGGTGGCTTAAATAAATAATTGGCATTAGCTTTCTTCTCTGTTTTCAGGTTCGTCTAGCTTATTAATTAACATTCTATACGCTGATATGGTGGCCTGAGCTTGAATCAAGAAGGTGTTAGCCTTCTGTGATTCTTGCTCTAGGGCAGAGATTTCAGCTTGCAAAAACTCTTTATTAATCTGCATTACGCAATGGTAGAAACCATAATGTAATACGTTACACCACCGCTAGTTACAGGGATAGTGTGTGTAGCTGCTGGAGTACCAACGGCTGCACGGAACACACCTGTTGTAGCTGCTGCGGGGAAAGCTGCAAAGTTACCAAGTGTGCCAGTGCCAGAGTTGGTTACACGCAAGAAAGAAGCGTTAGTCCAAGTACCGCCAGACGCAATATCGGAATCAAGTTGCAATGCAGCAAGCGTACCGCCTGGGTTAGTAGACGAGCCACCAATAGTTGCGCGCAATGCGTTACCTGCGCCGCTAATTGTGCCTGCACCATTAATGGCCAAACTTACGTGTTCGCCGTTAATAGTACCTGCAGTAGCGCCATTAGCACCAGTTACACGAGTCAAAATGCGAACAGTTTCTCCTGAACCTGTAGAGGTAAAGGTTAAACGGCTATAGTTAAGACGTGTGTCGCCTGAAGCGGCTGTTGTTGTTGCGTAAGCACCGTTTAGTACGCCTGCTGATGAAATAGCAATCGGCTCACCTGCGGTACCAACTTGGTATGAATCTAATTGTGGGTCGGAATATGCGACACCAATAGGCTTATTATTTGCCATGTTAAAACTCCTTTATTAATTCCAAAAAAAGTTAAACCCGCCCCGAAGGGCGGGGTATTACATTAGCTAATGCGGTATGCAGTCCAAGAACCTTCGGCTGTTTTACGAGCGCGGAAGTGACCTGAAGTGTTAACAGTTACTGCAGCAACGCCGACGATTGTCCAACCAGTGCCGGTAGCCAAAGTGACTGTATCGGAACCAGCAGCATCAATGTTGACGATAAAAAAGTCAAATGCAGCGTTGACTTTAGTTGCGCTAGGGATGCCTTCTTCTAGATCAGCAACAGTTGGCAATGTAAGATTGCCAGCCGCACCGTTGAATACAAACAAACCGTTTGCTAATTGATCAGCCGTCATTGTTGCAGCAGCAGCTACAGCAGTTGGAGCGCCTTGTACGAACAACAATGCTTCGCCAACGCTACCGTCATTAAATTGATAACCGCCTGTACCGTTTGGTAATGGAGCTTGAGCCATGATATGTTTCCTTAAAAAATGTGTTTAAAAAGCCCCCGCTTGCGCGGGAGCGATTTGATTAGCCCCAAATACGGCAGGCCATCTGTGGACGGATTGTGCTAAAGCCATATAGAACGTCAATACGGCAAGGCAAACGGTCATTGTTAATGTCGTATTGGCGAACAATACGCATTGAGATACCGTTATGTACTTGACGTGACGCCATGTCTACACCCTGAGGCATCAACAAGTCAGCAGTCGCGAAAGTGATTGCATCTTTGTGGTATACCAAGTTCTGAGCGTATTGGCTAGAAGCTGCACCAAGGAATGTTACTGCTGCGCCATCTTGCGGGAACGCATTGATAGTTGCCAAAGCGTTACTAGAAGTAAACATAGCAGGTGAAATAGCGATGTTAGTCCAAGCGCCGCCAGCAGCAGTGCTAGCAGCAGTTACAGTGAACTGTTGCAAGCTACCTGTTGACTCACGTGTTTGTGGGTTAACAGCAAATACGTTAGCAATAGTGAACACGTCACCAACAGTAACAGTCGCAGAACCAGTACCGCCGTCAATACTGATAGTCGCTTGACCTTCAGTTGTAACAGTGCCGTTTACAAGGATTGTGTCGCTTGTAGAACGTGTACCAGTGGTGTGCTGCTTGATAGATTGTGACATATTAACTTCGTCGAAGCCTAGTACGCCCATGCCCATCATGCCATTCTTGAATTGACGGCTGATTGTGTCTGTTGGATTAAACAAACCTTTCATGCCTTCAACTAAGCCAGCGTTAGCTGCTGGGTTAACAGTAGCGTAGCGTGGTGACATAACAGCAGCGTTTTCGTTCAACTTCTGTTGGGCTTGTAAAAGCACCAAAGATGTTGAAGGAGTTGTGCCAGGAGTACCGACTGAGTTAGAGATTGCTTTGTAAGCATTCGCTACGTCAGCGTCGATAGAAGAAGCCAACTGTGAGATACGTGGTTTCAAAACACGCTCTGCAAAGTCGTCTAACTGCATTGTCATTTCAGCAGATGTGAAGTTCACGCCAATGTGCTTTTGTGAAGCAACTGACAAAGTTGTGAACTGCTCGTTGTCTGCTTGAACTTGCAAAGCAGCGCCGTCAGTTACTAACGTACGATCCGGTAAACGGATACGTAGT